TCTGATGGTTCGTCTGATGGTTCGTCTGATGGTTCGTCTGATGGTTCGTCTGATGGTTCACCAAAATTTTCGTACCCTTGATAAACCCCGTAATTTACTACGGTTATGAGCGTTCCTCTCTTGGTTCGTTCTGTGTACAACATTTGTTCACTTTCCAGTTCACTCAAGTAACGCTTAACTTTGTTCCGAGACCACCTCCAACGTGACGCCAATTTGTCAATACTGAACATATATGATCCACGCTTCACAGACTTAACAACTCCATCAACCATCATCTTCTTATCATTGTGTTGCATAAGAAGAAGCAGATCCACCCAGGCACTTCTTTTGTCAAACGGTTCGTTAGATTGCCAAATACAGCAGTCAACCATTTTCCTGTAAAGTTTTATCCATCCGTCCACAATTCACACCACCTTTATCTGTCTACCCATTCTATGCCGCCACCGTGACCACCACGGTGACAAACAATATTATCTTTGTAAACTTTCTTTAAATACGCCATATCATAACGGATCGTACGTGTAGTAACGCCCAAAACTTCTTGCAATTCCGATGCCGTGCAAAATTTTTCACGTTTCAATATTTCAACAATCCGCATTTGTCTTTCGTTCACTCCATGAAGACCCATCACCACACCACCTTAGTTACAGTGCCACAATTAGGACATTTAACGTCAATACACGGATTTTTATTTTCTGGTAAAAGATTTTCCTCTATAAGCCGTATTGCGTAGTCAATTCCGTAAAACTGACCGTCTTCAAAACAATTATCAGGTCCATACGTTTCATCGGTCACACCACTATCTGCCAGCTCTTTTTTTAAATCCTGTAAAACCTCCATCACTGACATTTTCTTATTTTCCATTTTTCTCTACCTCATTTCTGTTCAATATTCAAATTCTTAAACATAGCACACATAACATCTACGACTATGCTGTTGCCAAACTGCTTGTATAGCTGCGAATTACTATTTACTTCTTCCATTTTGGAAATATCTTCATCGGATACAGCCATAAGACGCCCGCATTCTCTAGGTGTTAATTTTCTAATCCTATATTGTGGCTCAATCACAAGGTTATCTTTCTGCACACTTGTCAGACAATTACTGGTTCTTTGCGTATTCACTTCTAATCTCTGTTCTGTTGGTCTACCCACGGACCTATCGGACGGATTATCGGGATTTCTGCCACGCATAGCAACTATCTGACTTTCAAAAATTTTCGGTTCTTGACCGCCACCTTGCATAGTACTCAATGTTGGACTACACCCCCCCCACATCATAAATTCGGTTCGTGCTTTCAAATTTGCTTTCAAGCGAACCTATCACTTTAACTTCATTCATTAAAACAACTCCTAAATCGTGCTTTTCAGCTTTCACACACCTTGCGATGGGAAATATACCTCTTTGAAATTTCTCTGAAACTTCCGTGTAAATACTTCCTATTACTTCCATTCAATCACTCCGTTACTTCCATAATTATCAAAGCCTTTGTAGTCTCTCGCTCTCAATGTTGTTGCAATATAAATTTGTTTATCTAATGTTGCTCCTTGGTCTTTCAACAACACAGTTTCCATCTGACCGCAAGTTGCTGATTCCTGCGTCATATCTTGCCTTGATGCAGTTTGCAACTTCTCTTCTTCCCGGTTCACAAATTGTTCCGTCAACGCAAGTCTGCTCTGCTCTGCTCTGCTCTGCTCTGCTCTGCTCTGCTCTGCTCTGCTCTTAGGGATTTTATCTGGCAATGTTCCGTTGTCAATAAGTGTCTGAATAAGTTTCTGTGCCTTTTCATTGTTAATGTAATACTTTTCTTCTACATTTTCCTCTAAGTAGTCTTTAAGTTTCTTTTTGAGTGGTATAGGGTTAGGAAACTTGTAATTATATTCTCCTAAGAATGAAAACATAAAGCATCTTTCCCTATTCTGTGCTACACCATAGTTCTTAGCATTTAAGTCTTGCCAGTAATTCACATATCCCAAACTTTCAAGGAAATCTAGCCACTTTCTAAAATCCGGCATATTGTCTTGACTATGTACCTGTGGCACATTCTCCATAAACAGTATCTGCGGAAGTTCTCCGTTGCTATCTCTGATTTCAGTTAAAATTCTCTCAACTTCCCACAGTAGACCGCTTCTTGTACCACTACCCTTAGACATTCCGGCTTGTTTTCCGGCAACTGATAAATCCGTACAAGGGAATGAATAGGTAAGTAAATAGGTGAATGCTGCTGTGTCACAAATGTTTAAATCTTCTGCGTGGACCTTTGTTATATCCATTGTAGGAAAATTCGTTCCGTGTACTGCGTTATAACTTGCAATAGCATACTTATCAAACTCCACAACTCTGTAATGTTCAAATTTTGCACCTATTTTCTTTAACGCCATAGCCTGCGAACCATATCCGGCAAATAATTCTATCAATCGGATAGGCTTTGTTATGCTAATTGGTTCTCTTGTGAAGTCAAATATAGACATCTGATTATCACAAGAATAATTTTCAAAATTCATTTTCTCTTACAAAAAGGAAACCTCGGTTTTATGTCCGGACAACCTATTCCTTTCTTTGATTTTTAGTTAGTTGTTATATCTTTTTCTTAATGTGTTCTGTACCTTATTCATTCCTTTAATACCGCCGACAATAAAAGCTATTTCTGCTCTATTTTCCGTTGCCTTTGTTTCTGCTTCCATATCGTGCAGTCCGTACTCTATCTGAATAATCTCGTTTGCAGTAATTCTTTTCAGAATTTCTTCACATTTCTTTTTACTTAAAATCTTCATTCCGAATCACCTTTTCCGTTCCTATATTCTTCTATTGCCTCGTCAACTTTGTCTTTTCCCCAATCTGCACTATAGTACCATTCAACAGCTTTAAAAACAGGACTTAACATTTCAAAGAGCGTTTCCACTCTTATTTTAGCTGATTTGATATATTCAACTAACCGCCTTGTATCTTTCGCCACATCTTCATATCCGTTTTGATTGAGATAATCAGCCATTTCTTCCAATAATTCAATGTTGTCGTATTGCATAAGGTCGTCAATCTCTTTTGAGTATAAATAACTCCAACTTCCACCACTCATTTCGAATCACCTACTTTCAAACAATCACTTACAAGCATATCCGCTTTGATTAGCTCATAAATAATATCAAGATATGTCCTATGGTCTCTATATCTGCAATTTGCGTATTTGTGTATTCTTGGGTCGTTCCGTTTCCACTCGTTCACGTCAAATATTGCTGGACTAACGAATAGCATTTTGCACCCCCTTGAAACGCAAAGATAATAACAACCGCTCTTACCATATTCGCCCTTGCACTTCTTAAATCCGAATTTTTCAAACTCTTTGGCTTTAACTTTCGGAATTAGCATTGTTTTCACCTACTTTCAATAAATCCATAAACTTCTCATACTGCCTTTGAGAAATTTTGTTGTTCTTCTTATCCTCTCTGATTTCAATTTTAAGGTGCTTTTCTGCTATAGAGGATAATTCCCTCGCTAGGTTCTTTTCGCCCTGTTTTAGACCGTCTCTGTATCCTCTGGAGGGCTTAAACTCATTTATCTTTTCCTTGCCCTCTCCTTGACCGCCTGCTGTTTTGTTATACCGGCATTGATAACCTCTTTTTGTGTACTCCAAAATCCAATACTGTTCCATTTTGTCGAGATCCGATTTTGGATAATTGATAAAATTCAGTTTCCATCCGTAAGGGTTTTCCTCGCTGAAAAATCCCCTTTTTTTGACGGAAAGATCAATATGCTGATACCCCGTTAAGTGTCCACACATTCTCTGAATAATGTTCACTGCCTGCCCGATGTAAAAATAAGAAATGTCGTTTTCGTCTGTACGGGTAAGGAAGTAAATACCGCTACGGTCATTCAGATTAGGATTCACTTTCAGAAGCCGCTCTCGGTTTTTCTTCTCGATAGCCTTAATCTGCGCTATGTTTTTATGCTGACTCATTCCACGGCTCCTTTCAGCTTATCCGAAATTTCTTTAATTATATTTTCTTCGATACAATCTCCTTTTTTGATAACTTCCATAAGTTCCTCCGAAAATTTGTCATAACAGCGGTTTTCAAAGTCCTGCAAAGTTTCGTGCAAGCAATCCCAACTACTGCATTTGCTATTTACATAATGGACGCAGCTTTTACATTCTCGCATAAAATCAATCCTCCTTAATGTGATTTTTGAGGCTTTCAAAAATGTTGGAAAGAATGTCAAGCGATTCTTTTCTGATTTCCTTTTCACTCATAAGACCTCTTTTGTAAGATTCTTCCACCATTTCTTTCGCCTCGTCTTTTCCGTAATTTTCAGTCAGACTTTCAACCATACCTTTTGTAAGTGCTGAAAATTCTGCCAAAATAATTGTAGTTGTCCCGTTGATTTCAACTTCTCCCATATTTGATTTAATCATAATTTTTTACCTCCTAAAATTTAATATTCATATTTCCGTTTGTATGCTTATCAGCCATCGTCTACCTCACTTTTCAAAAACTCAATAATTCTCGGTACGCAAATTTCCTCTTCGCCGCTGCAACTGTCGCACTCATCATCACAGGAAACAAATTTAGCCGTTCCCTCTGATACACCGTAAAGAAACTCCGCCAGATCTTCTACTGACATTCCCTTAATTCTTTGAAATTCTGTCATTATCTCCACCTCTCAATTCTTTCAGTTTTGCTTCTGCTTCAGATTTTGTAAGGAATACAGTTTTGCCAATATCAAACAATGCGAATCCTCTTCTTTTTGTGCAAAATTCAATTCTATCTTCTGAATCAATCGTCGCTCTTTGAATCTTCTGCACAGATATTTTTTTCGCAACAATAACGTAAACAGTATCTTCCACTTTGCAAGGCAATTTGACAAGTCTGCCTTGTTCCTCTAAATCCTCGTATTTACCTAATTTGTCTATCAGCAAATTTTTGTAATCGTAACTGTTTTCTCCACAAGGTAAATCATCGGAAGCCCCGTGTGTTCCATCTGAATAATTTTTTGTTAATCTCTCCATTTCTGCTCCTTTCTTCCTTTAATCGTCCTTTTCTTCAAAATCATCGCAACTATCGTCATACATAATCGGTATTCCGTAATTGTCGCTATCGGTATTGCTACAATAAAATTCCTTTTCTGTTGTAGAATACTTGTTATATTTGCATTCTCCGCAAATTTCTCTAGCCATATAATCTCCTTTCTAAAACGGACACTCACTAGGATTTTTCAAATCCCAACTCTTCCCTGCTACTGCAACATCCACATTCGCCCAACAAGCGACTCTTTTCATCTTCTCGATAAAACTATCACTATCAGCATTTTCGCTCGATAAATGGCACATTATGACGTTCTGTAAGCGGTCTGAATAATTCGCCTTTACAAAATCGCAAGCTGTTTCAATGGATAAGTGTCCTCTGAAAACGTGATTGTTTTTAGCCGGATCGCTCCAGTCAACCATATCTTTGTCGTAATTGACACCGAGAAGAATATGGTCAATATCCTTGAATCTCCATTTGATAACTTCGCAATCGGTTATGTAAAGCAATCTTCCCATTTCCTTGTGGGCAATAAGAAAACCGTATATCGGGCAAGGTGTTCCATTTGCATCTGTGTGTGTCCAGTTTCCGTCAATCGTTGTTAAATCAAAATGTTTTACTGTAAAATAAGAATTTGCTAGAAACTGGTTCATAAGCAAGGTTTCATATGGCTTACATATTGGAATACCCATAGCTTCAAAATCTTTTACTGACTTGCTATGATCTGCATGAACGTGACTGACTATGCATCCAACCACATTTCTTATGTTCCAATTCAAGCCTTTTTTAATCTCCTTAATCGGTATTCCACAATCAAGGATAAGTGTTTCTCCGCTGTTGGAAGTTAGCGTATAGCAATTTCCGGCTGACGATGAACCTAAGCATTTTAATCTCATACTCACACCTCAATTTCATCATCCTGTGGGAATTGGAAACAAAAATTTTGATGATTTTTAAATTTAATATCCGCTAACCGGTTATCAATAGATACACGAATAATTTCTGTTCTATATCTCTTAAAAGCTTCTATTAAATCATCTGTCGGCTCAACATTTTGAAATACAACAACATTTTCCGCATACGCTTTTCTAAGCATTTCCATAGCCTGAACCGCCTTTTCTTCGGTTGAATATGTGGCTATCTTTGTACCTTTGCAACCACCAGTAGACGGAACAATCTTTATTACACGTCCATCCATATAGTCAATAAACAAAGTGATGTTTTCGTATGGATAATCGCATTTTCCATCCTGTGATATAATCCTCATACTACGCCTCCTCCACTTTCATAAATTCCGGCAAATCATCGTTTTCCTCTGCTTCCACATCGTCAACATCGGATGCAACACTGTCGATAACGTCTGATTCATCAAAATCAACGCTGTTGGCGTTCTGCTCAATATCGTACTCGACATCTTTCTCAATCATTTCCTGCTCACTGACAACATTCAAATCGTCAATATCGTTTTCTGTGCCGGTATGCGAATTATTGATATATTTCAGAAGCCGGTTTTTTACTGTTTTCATAGCCATCTGATCCGGAAACTTCTGGTGAGTACCATTTCCATTCTCTTTGTATCCGTACCCCTGCTGCCAAGCCTGTTTGATCTGATCCATCGTCATCACTTCCGAAATAATTTCTCCGTCATCCATAACAGCCACAGCATAAGCACCGATAATGTTATCGTTGTTGATATTCTCAAAAGACTGCTCGTGAGAATCAATTACCGTCTTTGCGTTCTCTTTATGAAATTTGAAGATATCGCCCTTGTAAATCACGGAAGCATTGATATCCTTTAATCCGAAACGCCTTGCAATGCAGGTGTTACCGTAAACGGAACGCTGACATTGTAACTTTCCGCCGTATGCAACCGGATAACACTGCTTCTTTCTCATTGACAAACCGTCAGTGACCATTTCGATAAGAGCGTTTTCAATACTTGCTCTGCTGCAACTCTGCAAAACTGGCTTTTTATTTCTGTCAGTTGTCTCCTGCAAAATAAGCATTGCCGACATAAATTCGTTTGTGTAGTTGTAATCTTTCGGGAACGTCAATCCGAATTGTTCTTTCTGTTTGATCTTTACGACCATTCCCTCTGTAAAATCTTTCGCAACAAGCTCCTTGCTTTCCACTTCTTTAATTTCTGCATTTTCCATAGTCATTCCTCACTTTCAAATAATTCTTTTACATATAAATCCATTGAATAACAAAGTTTTACGCAATTTCCGTGTAATGCATGATTTTTCCAGGCATTGTACTTTTCATAAAACTTCTTTTCTGTCATTCTTTCAGATTTCACAAGCTTTACCCACGTTCTTACTCTTTTACGGATCTTAAGTTTATTCGCTCCCGTAAGTTTTCTTATGTATTTTCCATCTTTCGTAACGTAATGATGAAAACCTGTAAAAAGTATCCCATTTTTAAACGGGGATATTTGCGTTTTGCCATTCAGTGACAAGCCGAGACTCTCTACAAATTCCTTTATGCAATCAAGAGACCACCTCAAATATTCCTTATCTTGATGGATTAAGTAAAAATCGTCCATGTATCGTCCGTATAGGTTTATCCCTAATTCTCCGGTAATAAAACGATCTAACCCATTAAGAATCAACAAAGCATAAACCTGTGCGACTTGGTTTCCGAGCGGGAGACCTAAACCATCCGTACTGTCTATAAACAAATGGTTTAACCACTTCACATATTCGTTTGGAAAATGATAGTCTACAATGTCTTTCAAAACCTCATGATCTATTTGGTAGAAAAACTTCTTAATATCACATTTAAGAATCCATCCATTAAGACCATGCTCTCTGTAAAACTCAAGCATTTGATCTCTTAGGCAATCCATTCCGAAATGCGTTCCTTTACCCTCTTGCCCTGCATAATTGGTTTTAATAAACTCACTTGCCAATCTCGGATGCAAGATGTTGTCACACAGACAATGTTGAACGACTTTATCCTTAAAAAAACACGATTTAATCACTCTTTCCTTAGGTTCATATACCTTAAATTCATTGTACGGATTCATCCGGTATGTCTGATTTTCAAGCTGTTCTTTTAAAAGATGTAGTCCTTCAAGGCTCATGGTCTGAAATTTTGCACTGCTGCCATTGAATTTCTTACCGCATTTAGCTTTCTTATAAGCCTTATACAGATTTTCATAATCACAAATAATGTCTTTATCCATATTAAAAATTCCTTTGTATTTATCCTTTTAGGAAAGGATGCGCACTTTTTTGTATCTTTTTCCGATTTCGGCTTACTGCCTACTCTAACTGCCTGTGTGATACAGAATGGGCGAACACCGTTGTTGTTATTGTAGTTCCTGTTGTTGATATTACCGGACGAAGCAACAACGGTTTATACAGTGCGCAACCTAATAAATTTATCTTTCTTTGTCCTTAGTCCTCCAAGCAATCGCCATATGCTTAATGTCGGAAACCATCTTCGACCAATATTCCATGCTTTTTGCATTTATGATGTTCAGTTTCATTGACAATTCAATGTAAAACAAAAGTTCATCACAATGCGTTATTGCTTTAGTTTGAAGCTCCGACCGTTCCCTGCGATACAACTTCAAATCTGTTCGATTCGCTTCATACAGATATTCATAGATTTCAAGTGATTTATTCTGCATTTTATTCACAAGAGAAAATCTGTATTTCTTCGGATATCTATTGCAGTTTGAAGTCACACGCAATGTATGTTCAGCAAGGTCTTTTGCTTTTAAGATTACCTTTAATTCCGTTCCTGCCATTTAATTACTCCTCTGATTCAAAGATTGAAGAAGAAAAGATGCAAAACGGGCGAACACCGTAGTCGCTACCGCAGCCCCTGCGGACGACATTACCGGACGAAGCAACAACGGTAACTGGATATTTGTAATCGTTGCAAGGTGTACTCCAAGGAGTAATAAGCCACCACCATTTTTCATCGTTTGGAATAAGGCTTCGATATTTCCTGTATTCATCTACAGTAAGAAGAGAAACAGAATCTTCGCACTTTTCATATTCCGTCTGACCGTCCATAGATAACAGATCTCTTTCAAACTTAACGATATTTTCCTCGCCAACTTCATCGGATATCTTTTTAAGAAACTCGCCATTCAAATATTTTCTTAAACCACTCGACTTCCAGTCGTTAGAAAAATCGTCAAACCTCATATCTTCTTCTAAAATTTCACAAAGGCAAGAATAACCCTTGTCTGTAATGTCAATAATCTTCCAGCCAAGACCTGCGATTTTAAAAGTGTCTCCGATTTTAAGACCGTTATGGATTTTAGAAACACTTTTTTCTGCTTTCAAAATGGCAACCTCATTCTTAAGTTCGTTGATCTGCTCCTGTAAAATTTTCATTGTTAAATTAGCCATAATTATTCTCCCTTCGATACAAAGATATTAGATTTTAAGATACAAAATGGGCGAACACCGATGTCGTCACCGTAGAACCAGTTGAGGATAACACCGGACGAAGCAACAACGGCGATTGAATGCCCCCATTCTCTTTCAGCAGTAGACCAAGGTGTGCAAGTCCACCACCAATCATCAAGTTCCTTATTTACAAGAAGATCATTGTACTTCCTTGCTTCATCAAATGTAATAGGTCTGACCTTGCATTTGAAACAAGAAAACTCTTCCTGCATGTCAACCGATGTCAAGTCAACAGAACGTTCAACAATGTTTTCTGTTCCAACCTCCGATTCGATAATAGGCTGAATCTTTTCCTCGATAACATTTCTAAGATTAGATTTGCTGTAGTCTCTCGCATCATCATCAAATACGATTTTTCCCGCCATAAAGCCTTTTGAAATTACTGCCGTTGTTTCTGCATATTCATTCTGATCAAGCACAATAAAATCATGATCTCCAATTTTGAATGTATCGCCCGGATGCAATTCACAAAGCTGAACTTTGCTTTTCTTCTCCTCTTCTTCAAGTCTTTTTACCAGTTTCCTTGCCATTTCTAATGTTTTACTGCTCATTCTTTACCCCTCCATAATTTCCATATCTTTGTTATCAACAATCAGAAGAATCTTCTGACTTTCGATCATATCAATTACTTCCGCCCGGTTCGCTTCATCCAAACTCTCAACATCATCAATCCAAATAGGGCAACGGATCCCACTCATTTTTTGAATCGAATTACAAATATCAATCCTTCCAATAATACGGTTTCCTTTGTTGCTCATAGTGGTTAGAATTGACTTTCCATCCACCATAGGAATGCAATCTGATTTATAACCGCCGGATTTTCCAATCTCAAACAATTTCCATTTGACGATTCCAAAATTAGCATTTACGGCATCAGCCAATTTTGAGTTTTTCACTTTTTCCAAATCCTCAATCAAATGAAGAACCCTCTCTGCGTCTGCCTGCTTCTGTGATTTTTCACGCTGCTCTTTTCGCAGAGTATCTAATCTCTCCTCGCAATCGGAAGTATCTGCCTGCGTCAGAAGCTTTTCACATTCTGCCAATTCCGAACGTATTTCTGTCTCTTCTCCGGCTAGAATAGTTTTCAAAGCGGAAATATCATTGTATTTCTCAAGGAATTTCTCCTTTTCGGAAATCTCACTTTCCAACTTCTTGTAATCATCGGTGCTGGTAACGTCTCTTCTTTCTTCGGACAGATTGTTTTCAAGCTGCTTAATCTCTTCTGATAAAATTTTCTTATCAGATTCGTTATTTTTGTTTAATTCTTCTAATTTAGAGATTTCTTTGTTGTTTTCCTCGATTTCTTTCTTAATCTTCAAACCGTCACTCTCGATTTTTTTGATCCGCTCATTCTTTGACTTCTCAAAATCAGATTTCAGAGTTTCGATTTCTTCATCCGGAAACTCCCGGTGACACGTCGGACATACAGTCGATTTCTCGTCGAATTGCTCTGATTTCACAGACTGCCAAAAATTAGAAAGCCTTTCTCTCTCCTCGTTCAGCTTAATGTTTTCTTTTTTGTAACCAGAAAGCTCAAAAGTATTTTTCTGTATTTTTACATTAAGCTTTGTAAAAAGCTCTTCTTTTCTTCCAATCTGTTTTTTAATGTCACTCAATTCTTTTTCCGTTTTCTCATTCGCCTCACGGACCATATCATTAAGCCGGAATTTCATATCAAGGATATCATTCGTCTCCTTATCGTAAGAATCCATCAACTTTTTATTAGAAGCCTGCTTGTCTTTGTTTTCTTTCAGACGTTCCAGTAATAGGTTTTTCTGCAATTCCAATGCCGAAACGTCCATTTCCTGCTTCTGCTTGATCTCCAGCTCTTTTTCTGCGATGCGACCGGAATATGTTGATAATTCCTTTTTCATATCGCTGACAATGGATTTGTTCATTGCCGTTATCTCTTCTACCGTATAATCAGCCAACAGCGGCAAAAGGTCTTTCAAATCTTCGCTTCCTGCGGCGATATCATAATCGCTAATACTGTCCGTATGAGCAAAAAGGTATTTTCTCATTTCAGCCGGCTTCTGTGCGGTAAAAGCGTTGATATTACAGCACATCTTGGCAATGTCCATATCAATGCCGAGGTAACACTTAAAGTCCTTGGCGGTTTTTGGAACGTCGTTGACAAAATACTTATTATCGTCCTTGTAACTGCTGCCGTCTTTGCTGTATGTACGCTTCTGAACCTTTTTCATTGTGACGGCTTTGCCGTCAACATCAAACATAGCCGATACAATAACATCTCCATCAACCGGCACTCCGCTTTCTTCCCGTCTTACAACCGGCTTCGGCGTCAAATCGTAGTCACAATCAAACAGGAGCCACATATAAGCATTAGCAATCGTGCTTTTTCCAACTCCGTTACGACCGATGATTCTGGTCAAATCGTTGAAACTGACCTTTTCGTAGCCATATGCCATAAAATTTGTCATTTCGATATCTAAAATCTTAATTTCCGCCATTGATCTCCTCCATCTTTTTATCCATCCTTTCTTTCCACACCTTATCTTTTTCTTTTAATTTCTCTATAACTTCCTGTGCGCTGACGGTTCCTATTATGGTTAGCATCTGATTTACGTTGATATATCCCTCAAGATCTATAAGACTCACCAAAACTTCAATCCGACTTTCCACGCTAATCAATTCTTCATACCGCCACTTGTCAATCTCCACAGTATTCTTCTTGCACTCGCAAACCTTTTCTTCAACTCCTGTAACTTCTAACATTTACTTCTCCTTTCCCGGAAAGACAATCTTTGTAACCTTTCCGTTATTTATTTCAAAACCAATCCCGGTAAAAGCACTGATAACCTCCAAGTCAACGATGGATAACTCATTAAAATCTACATTTACCATTTTTCTACATCCTTTCTATTTCAAACCGGAGCTTATCGACATATCTAACCTTTCCCGTGGTCTTGTTGATAAATCGAATATAAAACTCCATTTCCTCCAACAACAGCCAGTCATCGGCGTTCATAAAGTTAAAACTGCACAACTCACGCTGACGTCGGCTCAATTTCTTTGGTCTCTTTAACTGTGCCATCCCACAAATCACTCCTTGTCATCGTGCTTGAATCCTATGTACAGAATGATTGCCACAAATGCCAGCAGTTCAATTCCGACAACTGTTAAAACTCCAGCCCAAAACGGATTTATCCACATATCCTACTCTCCTTTCTTCAAAATCCTAACTTTGACCGTCTGAACGCCAAACTCTTCTGCGTCCTTATGACTTTCAAAGTAAATGTCCAACTTGTTCCCTTTAATTTTTGCCCCGCAATCCTCGGCGGTAAATTTTCCGATTCCCTTTAGGTGTAACTTCGTTCCATAAGAAATCACCTTCGGGTCAACTGCAATGGTGCGCCCCTGTTTTGCTTTCGCTCCTGTCGCAGTTAATCTCCCCCATCTGCCGGAGCATTTCCGACAAGGGCAATATGCGGTAACTTTATACTTCTTCCAGACGATATAAGCTTTCTTTTTCGGTTTTGCCTGCACGATTACTTCCTTATTATTAAGAAGCCCGTCAAACTGACCTCCGATATCTGCTACCATCAACAGCGGTACGACTACCGCCAACACAAAAAGTGCTATTTTCTTTCTTTTCATCTTTCTCCCTTTCTAAACATTGATAACAAACTCGTTAAATTCGTTAAAACCGAAGCCCGAAACAAATCTACTTTCTATATCCTCCGGAACGTCTGTTATCGTGCCTTTGAATATCTGCTTCTCCTCCCCTGTTTCAAAAATAAAAACTTCGTCATCATCGTAAATATAAAGCTCCAACAGCTCTTTAACTTCCATCTTTTTCTCCTTTCACAAAAACATTGCAATCACGGCAACTACCACTATTAAGACCACCATTTCAAACAGACGGTCAATTACTTTGTTATCATCCATAGAATCATCCCTCCATCTGCTTAAACTTATTTATAAAGTAAATCTGACCTTTACCGCTAACCTTTGTGGTTCGGGTAATTCTCACGCTGCCATCGGGATTCTGAAAATTGCTTTCTTTCACCTCGAAAAGCCCCTGCTCAACATAACGCTGTTGCGGCATATTCCGTGACGAACCACTTTTGATTAAGTAGCCGTTACTCCGCAACCACTCAAACAATCGTTTCTGCCCTATCTGGTAGCCATTCTGACAAATCAGTTTTGCCAAATCGCCAACAAGGATTGACGTCTTACTGGTTGCAACCGCATCAGCAAAAACCTCTTTCGGTTTCATACGCTGAATAATCCTGTCCCTCTCTGCGATGAATAACTTCAACGAGTGCTACGGATCAAGTTGTGAATGGCACATTCGTAAATCTGGTTGCTGTGCCATTGCAAGCATCGCTCAAAACACAAAAGACTTAGAAGTACTGCCGCTTATTCACGAATATCAGAAAAACTCTGAATCGCTTCGGAGATACGCCAAATAGCAAGTGAATAATCAGTAAGTTCGGTTTCTTTTGCATTTTTGCTTTTCTCTGCCAGTAGCTCCAACTGTTGGCAGAGAATTTCTTTCGCTCTTCTATCGTAAGCGTCCATATTTTCCCCCTTTCTACGCCGTCAGATATGCCAGCCGACCAACGACCGACAGCCTGTCCTTGACGTTCCTGTAAATTTCCTTGTACGGTAACTCCTGCTGAATGCCGTCCTGCACCATATTCAAAATTATGTTTTCCACAAACGACAAGTTCATAAGTTGCTGTGTTGTTGCTGTTTCCCTGTCTGTCACGCCTGCTGTTTTGTTTGCCAGTTTGGAATAAGTCATATACAGCATATCAGCGTGTTCACTGCCCTGTTGCTTTGCGTACTCGACTAACTTTTTGAGTACGTCCGTTTCGGCTTTTCGTGACAGCTTGCCGACCGACCTGCTTTCAATCCACGACTGAGACTGACGCTCACGGATGATTTTCTCCATCTGATTAAAAGCGTTGATGTACTGCCATTTCCAGTCGTTCGCTTTCTTGCCAGTGAATCCCATAACAAGGAACGAAAACCCATCCCTGTTCATAAGGTACATTTTGTTGGTCTTCCCCGACTTATCCTTATAGGAAACCTCCCGAAATGACTGAGCCCAATTTTGAGCCGAGCTATTTTTCTTAATTTCTTCAATAGACCTTATGACGTTTTTGCGTTTCTTCCCGAAATGAGAAGCAACATCCAAGCTGCTGCAAACCGCTTCTTCTCTCTCCAGGTAAACCAGTTCATCCATTTCACTTTCGCACCCCCTTTCAGAAACTATCACGTTATGATAGTTTTAGTGCAAAAAAATTTCTACTTTCTCTCCGTCTGTCATTCCAAGAAAGTTACCAAGGTCTTCCAACTCCTCAATAGTAAAAGAAACCTTTCCGTTCATTTTAGAATTAAATGAAGCAACGCTTTTACCAATAGCGTTGGAGCAAGCAATATAATTCTGACCTTTCTCACGAATAACACCTTTGAGTTTTGGTAAATTCATACAATCACCTCTTTTCTTTCATATCGTGATATTATACTATCATACGATGATATACTTGTCAATCGTATTATGAAAGTTTTTTATATTTTTTATTTACATTTTTATCATAATATGATAGAATTATAACATCACAACAGGAAGGAGGTGATTTTATGGCATCCGACTTTTGTGTAGAAGTAGGTAACAGAATTAAGAAATACCGAAAAGAACGGGCTTTGACATTAAAAGAGTTAGCCGATAAAGTTGGCTTAACAGAAGCTACCATTCAAAAATACGAAGCTGGCAACATTAAGAAATTAGATGTAAAGACTATAGAAATAATAGCAAATGCACTTTCAGTTAAAAGCGAAGTATTAGTTGGGTGGGAAAGCGAATATGAAGAAGCAAATCGCCACACGTCCGTAGGCGGTGGCGATGCTCATTTGGTATCTAAGTACAGAAACCTTTCAAATGCTCATAAAAAAGCTGTACTACATCTTATTGACGATTTGTTATCTGCTCAAGAAAAGAATAACACTAACATATAGTGTAACATTCTTTCACATTCATTACAAGGGAGCATATCGAGGATTTTATTTATCTTGTCGATATGTTCCTTTTTCTTTTCTTCCGTTTCAATTTCCTGTTTCAGTTCATCCTTTTCCATACAATACCTCCATAGCCAATCTCCCAGTGACGATTTACCCCATTATGGAACGTATGTTCGGTATTGTCAATACTTCATAATCGGAGTAAAATTTTTATGTGCTTAAAATTTAGGGACGGCAGAAACGCCAATGACTACCGCCCCTATGCCAAAACTTGAAGCCCCCTCTTTGTAGGGGGTAAAACCATTATAGCACGCTTAATAGGAGGAGAAAGTATGATAAGGGATGAAAAATTGAAACAAATTTCGACAAAGTTGATTCGGTCTGACAAAGTGGACGATATCGCCACGCTACGACAAAATGTAGAAATGTACGTTCAGGACCCCGATATCACGATACGGGATATTTCGGAACAGTCTGGCGTACCGATACCAACGATAAACAATCTGCTTTACAAAGACAAGCAGGGAATACGGCTGTCTACCGCTATAGCACTGGCAAGAGCATTACAGGTCAGCATTGATGAATTGGTCGGCTGTCAGACTATGGCAAAGGAAATGCGGGAAAGTGTAGAAATCTGCCGTGGACTACCCGAAAATGCACTGTTGTTAGTGCGGTACTTTATACGCCATCAGAAAATGCTCTACTCAAAAGTAAGTAACAAATCTAATTATATCTCTGTATTCGTTCCGAAGTATGAAAATGGAATCCTAGCAACTACCAACGTATCTGAAATGGTCAATTTAGAGAATTTTCCGTCAAATGTGAAATCCAAGGCTTATACGGGAATTAAAATTCCTAACGACAGTTATATGCCCTACTATATGGAAAATGAGATTGTACTGGTTGCCTGCGACCGTGAAGCTGTAAAAGGTGAGCATTGCATTATTACCAGTGGCGGCGGTATCTACATTGTAAAGAAAGAAATCAGTGTTCGGAACGGCAGGAAAGAGAAGCATTACATATCTCTTTATGGTGATTATGACATTATCCCCGACAGCAAAATTGACGATAGGATAGGTTATGTGGTCGGTTTTATCGACAGCAACGGAAAATGGGGCGTTCGGTGATTGAATTTTGGCAATAAAAAAAGAGGGGGCATATGCCCCCTCTTAATCAGATCTCTTTCAGTGCTTCTTCGATTTCATTTACACGTTTTCTCTTTTCTACACGGTTCTGGATATCTCCACCAATGGAATTGTATGTATCAGAAGCCCAGTCCTTTACAAATTTACCGACATTCTCCGCTTCACAATCCTGCAATCCGATAATAAGCTTTTCCATAGCCTTTGCCATTCGCCAATCACCGCAATTGGATGTGTTATGCTGTAAATCAGACTGCAAGCATCGAAGCTCCGCTTCTAACTCCTGTCTTTTTGCCTGTTTCTTCATCATTTCTTCAAATTCTTTTTCCATAATAGTTACCTCCAAACATTTCATTAAATTCCTTATCCAAATGGGTGAACAGCTATTATGAGAGTATAAACCGAGGACGCACACCATTCCATGTATTGCCTGCACCACCGTAGTACGCACTGCCAGTGTCGTTGCAAACGCAGAAACGAGAAGAAGACGCTACATCTTTAAGACAGTACCATGATGTCCGACTATTCATTGCTCTTCTACTATGAACAAAAAGCGGCAACTGCATTTTCGCAATACCCGTATCATATCCGCTGGATGACCAAATAGGGGAACCATAAACCTCAGCCTCACTCATAAGCACTGCCTGTCTCATGTTCCAAGCCCAATTATTACTGCATCCGTCAGCTGTTCCAAAACGATTTATGCCGGTTGCGTTGATACCGTTTGATAATAATTCATCTGTTGTTTTTAAATGGCTTCCAAACTCGGCATATAATTGCTGGTTGATTGTTGCTCCACTAGCAGTAGAGCCCTCTGTTGCGACTGCGCCCAAAACCGATTGATCCATTATTGACGCAACATATCCGCCCTCCGTTGTGTTGGTTGCGTTCATGGCGTGTCTACCAAAATGCTGTGTTCCTTCAAAGCCTTGACCAGGAATCATAACTGCATGATGATAATTTACATATTTACCATCTTCACCATTATACATCATAGTATCCAAACCTGCGATTGTGACATACTGGCTACCAACAGTTCCATTAGTCGAATCTGGACAAGTAATAGCTCTGGACATTTTAATATAATCACCAACGTAAATGTCTTCAAAAAGCTCAAAACCATCTGTTCCGTTCAAACGCTTATAAAAGGTACCATCTGTAATATAAGATGTAAGATCTTTCGGAACAATTCTCGGAATATTGTGTGAAAAATTAGCTGTGTTCTTCACGTCAAGCACTGCATCTGCAACATTGTCGATTTTGTCTGAGTATTTTTGGCTGGCAACATCGTAAAAGGTATACTGCTTTTTGTATCCTCCCCTAACGACTGCGTTAAGTGTTACTTTCGTTCCGCTCTTAACAACCAGCGACACGGTCACTGTTCCGCTGTGAGTTCCCAGCTTTACACTTTGCGTTTTAGATTCATCCGTTCCGAGTTCTACGCTATTTCCTGCCGTGTCAGAAATTAAGTAATAAAATGTATTTGCCGACATTAAAGAGCTGATATTCCCTGCAAACCAAAGTGCATCACTTAATGAGTTTGATACGGAATAAAGCGGAATAGTGACATCTTCTGTAGCCGTCCCGATCACCCTATAGTAACTACCGCCAAAGCTAGTTGAATTTCTTGGCGTCACTTTAATTCCTGATGTTGTTTGAGCGGATGAAATAAGCGAATCAAGAATGTTCAAATTTACATCTTTTTTTTGAGCATAACTGTAATCTTCCCCTACAATATCATTATCAGAATCACTACTATAAGAATTGGCAGACCCCTTAACGATGATCGGGGGTGTCTTGATTTCCGGATTTCCAGAAACTGGCTCGATTTCTCGATAATAGTCAGAATCCGATTTGTCGGCGAAAATCCGAAGTTTTTTTGTTTGCAAAAAATCTTCAAGTGTCAATTTGTTCGTAAAATCCGAATAAACCGTCTTTGCATGAGCAAAGGCGAATACCTTTGTTGATACTCCGTTAATGATTTTCTTCATCCATCCTGTTTTGTAAGTCATAGTTGTTTACCTCCTAATCTGTAATATCTTCTCCAAGTTCTACTAAATTGTCTACATTTTCTCTCAACTCAGCCACATCTCCATTAAGGCTACCTGTATCACCTGTATATGGGGCAAAGTCATCATAGGTAGCTGAGAGGTTTGTTGTAAGCATTGGTTTAATAATTTCATTATTATATGTGACGCCCTCCACAGTTTGTACATTAAATAGAGTAATCAATGTGTCTTGCGTAACTGTAACTATATTATCTGTTACAGTTAAAGCGGTTACATTGTGGTATAGTTGTACACGCAGATTAACATAAGTTCTGGTAAGAGGTGTTAATTTAAAGTGTCCTACTTTATTTATAATAGGCGTATGACCTCCATAACTACCTTGTAAAAAAAAGTTTGCACCTGCACTAGCAGTACCATTCAATGTATAAGTACCATCCCCGTTATTGGTGCAAGTTACACCATTTACAGTGGTGGTTTCCAAAGTAGGCTTCAAAAGGTTTACAGTGGTTTCTGATTTATCTGCTTTTTCTTCTGCAAGCATCTTATTAGATGGGAAGTATGGTTCATACGATGTAGCTTCTGAACCTAATTCAATTTGCACATCTGTAAATGATGGCATTACTGTATTACCCTCAGAATTTTTAAAAAATAGCCACCCAGGATAAACTCGTTGATCCTCTGGCAAAGATTCTTTGGTGGTAAGTGTTATAGACTGTCTTTCTCCATTACATGTAAATGGTTCCGCAGTGATAAAAATAAATTCATTTGGATATCCAATATAATTACTAGCCCCAATAAACGAGATAGTATATGTTGTTGATGGTTGTAAATTTGCATCCACTGACAAAGCCGTATAATACTGCTCCGCAGTTGTAGCAATCTTATATGATTTTGCAAGATTTTTACCGCCAGCTACTTCTCCATAACCATTATCAGATATTCTTTTCTGTACTTCTGTATCATCATATACTGTATCAGTAAATACTGCATTTTCTGGTACATCTTTTTTCACATAATGATTTCCAATTTGCAAAACAAGATTGTCAAGATTGGTTTTATCTTCATCGCGAAAAGAGTTTGTATCCTCCCACGACGACCACTGACCCTGCGCATAAACTCTTTCATACTTCTTAATTCCGGAAAAATCTGTTCTGCTGTTCTTATAAACAATTCCGGTTTGATAAACAACCGAAGAACGATTTGCGCTGTCCGTAGCTTGCAATACAATCCCAAAAAATGCAGTCCCATAATTTGCGGCATCGCTAGGAACACCATTTGCCGAAACGCTACTTCCATAAAATCCTGTGTAAAACTGTGTATTCCAATCTGTAATCTGAACACATTCTCTCGCCAACGCAAAAACATTTCTTTGCGAATCTGCATCGTATTCTACAGTAAGCCCACGACCAGCAATATTCATAGAATCTAAAATCTCCTGCTTCGCCTTACTCGCCTGCTGTGAGTAGTATTTTGCGTTATCGGCATCCTCTCCATCGCGGATGCCGCTACTGCCTATCGCATAACTTTGAGCCAATTTAGCATCGTTAGCGGCGTTTGTGGCACTCGTAGCGGCGTTGGAAGCATTGGTGTTAGAAGCATTTACATTGCTAATAATATTTGCGAGATAATTCTCCTCAAGATACTCTTCCGTTATACTTCCCTTTACAAGATCTGCGCTAACCTCATAACCATCCTCATTTTTCGTTTTTGTAAAAGAAATTCTAAGACCGTTATTAAAGTTGTAATCTTGAATGAGTTTACTAACATCGGCAGTCCACTCCGTTCCATCATCGGTAGTCATTGTGATAACGCCGTTACTATCCATCGAAAAAGAAACAGGGATTTTTTCGACATTAAAGTCAACACTGAAGCTTGTTCCGTCAAAAAATTTAAACGTCAAAATTCCTGTTTCAGCATCCCATGTCGGCGTTTCGGAAAGAAGCTTATTTGCTGACGATTTATCAAGCTTTTTAACCTCTGATTCCGTATGCGCAACATCAAGGTTTTTACACAAATCATCAATGGCTTTATCCATTTTATTAAGATTGCCCTTATCAATTGGAGTTTTCAAGCTTTCAGACTTGTTTTCCCAGTTGATTCTCAAATAATCGACTTTTTGATAGTTTCCAGAAGAGTCTTCCCCGCTAGGTAATGTACCTCCATCCTGTAAATGCAGTCCCAAAAGAATTTGTGCCATATGCGAAATGTCAGAAGATTTTGTTTCTGAATATACTGGTATCGAAACATTTGTTGACACACTGCCGCCAATAGAACCATATGCACCAAATGAAGCATAATACGTTGTCCCGTTATAATCAAAGCTCGCCGTTTTATCAGAAATCGGATTCCCGTTATTGTAATTATCGCTGTACGAATAGCAATAAGCTTCTGTGTTCGAAACAATCAGAGGATGCCAATACGTTCCGTCATTAGCAATCATTCCAATCGCCCACCATTCTTCTGTATCTGTTTTTTTCTTACAAGCATACTGATTAGCGTTCTGCCTTATAAGAAAAGTTCCTAAATAATCAGAAGAAAGCACTTTTTGAGGTTCGCTTATCGAATATTTACTGTCCATTATTTACCTCCTTTAAAGTTTTTTCCAATATGAATAATTAACTCTAATTGTTGCCAATGTTTTGCTACTAACAACTGCGCTTATTGTTTGTTTCGTAGGTGCTATGGCAACGGTCCCTATTTCAAAATCTGCCGATTCCAAATCTCCATTGCACATAGATGCAGGCATTGTTTGATCCACTCCGGGCGCTGAAATAATTAAAATCATACTATTAGAGCTTAGTTCTTTTATGATGCTCCCGCATATAAGCTGGCTTCCATTGATTACCAAGGAATTTCCAGATATCGTACCACCACAAGCCATATCTCCTTGAAAAACACCGTTTCCATCTGCATTAACCGAGCCATTTGCGGATAAATCGCCATCAGCAGAAACGGCAGAATCAATTTTTACTATCGAAATGGGGTTTAGCGATGCATCATACCCATTTTCTTCAACTCTAATTTTCGATTCTATTTCTTGCTGTGTCGGCGTTCCCATTTTGGTTGTATAAACAGTCTTTTTTAAACTGATACCATCATAAGACACCTTTGTTTCATCGCCGTTTTGATATGCGCTTTTACTTCCGCTTCCGGAATTATCATCAAGGTAAACCGTCTTATACTTTGTCGTAGAAAAACCGTTTTCCGTATTCATTTCCGTATTAGTCCACTCGACAGTGGGAACGGAATCTAAGTCATCCGAAACGTCAACCCAATGCGCCCCATTTCCAAGCTTAAACTGAAAAACTTCGGATGCAGACAGATTGAAGTAATAGTCTCCTATTTGCGGAGTAGAATCTAATTCTACCGTTCCGCCGGAGACAGAAACATCTTTAGGTCTTCCTTCACCAAAGAATTTTATGTCTAAATCTTCTCCGTTTATTTTTGCGCTTACGTTGTAATTGGATAATTTTATTAAACTTTCTGCACTTTTCGTGCTTTCAAGGTGAAGTTGACCGCCTACAAGCTCAAGTAATTCTTCCGCTGTCAAGCTTATGTTGTCAGAAGTGACGGTAAAATAATTTTTTCCGTCATCAGCATTTACGCCAAGCCCGACTTCGACCATCCGACCATTTTTATCAACCTTAAGGACAATCGTGTTAGAAGTTTGCTCAAAGTGGCTCTGCTCTTTTTTCCCTAGATCAATCACATCGACAGACAGACCGTCTATTGATTTTTGGATTTCAAGGCTTTTACCCATGTTTTGAATAAGCTCATCTCTCGTAGTCTGCTCATTCGCTCTGACCTTATTTCCTTTTGACGAAAACGTATCTCTTAGACCTTGAACACCCGTAAGCGTTCTTGACAGCACAGGAGAAACAACGCCATCTCTATTTTTTACAAGAGAATACCAATCTCCAACATCCATATAAGGCAACCCCTCAAGCGTAGTTTCGTTCGGTCGATAAACAAAGCCGCTTAGCACGCTCTGTATTCCTTTTCCAATTTTCTTAAGCTCTTCTTGAGTTTTTCCGTAAAATAAAAAATTTGAAGAAATGATATACGGGTTACTTTCGTCATCGTTAGAAGCAACACCGATGTCATCGGCGGACGACTTAATCGTCACGCATGTGATAGGCATCGTTTCATATTCTTCAAATTTTGTATTGATATACTGCGCTTTGTCTGTTTCTGCACCGACATATTGAACGTTCGCTCCGCTTTCCGGGTATAAATCCTCTGCAGGGTATAAGTCTTCTTCCGGGAATAGTCCCGCTGCTTCCCTTGCGATTGCTTCCGCAAACTTACCGTTTCTATCAATGTAACCAAATGCTCCGTTTGCTTCGCAAATGCACTTCAAAATCATTACTCCTGTCAAATTCCCCTGCGGAGACAATGTCTTTTTTGCTGTTTCATCGTCATTTATATAATTCCGTCCCACGAAATCAATCCCAAAATGATTTAAAATTTTCAATCGAAGCTCAGCATATGAAATCGTTTCATTTTCCGCAAAAATGTTGTTATAAAACTCCGACACATCTTCTGACGCATCGTAAAGTGCGTCATATGCGATTATTTTCTTGTAATCCTTATCATCTACACACTTTGCACTATCGACACGATATACCCCCATAGGGATTGTTAAAACAGTGCTCCCTTCTGTATCTTCCACATCCATATAGCACTTAAATTCCAAGCCGGTTACATCCTTGTCCATTACCTCTGATACTTCAAATTCAATACTAAAAGCGATGCAACCGCCCAAAGACAACTCTACATCGCTACAGATAGATTGAGTGATTTTGACACTTTCTTGATGGATGATTTCGTTATCAATCGTCAAGTTGATATCATCAAAAACCATCCGGTACCCTTTGTAATATTCAGAAGAGTAAAACATAGCTTTTTGTTCGTCTGTCAGATTAAGCATACGGCACCTCCTTAATACTCAATAAACTCCCACGAAATAGGCATATACGTTGGAACGCCCTCATAAGTACCTCCGTACTGAAATTGAACGTCCGGAACATAAAAAAATCCGTGGTCATAATCGTTAGTCCATTCGTTGAAATACCGTATTCTTATTTTCTTTTCCGGCAATCCTGCACAATCTTTTTGTTTCATGCCGGTAGTAAGTATGTTCATGAAAGAACGCATAGTGGTGTTTTTCATGTAAATTGTCGAAAATGCAATTCCGTCACGCATATGCTTTAATACATTTCTTTTAAGATGACCGTTTGCATTCACATAGCTGTCCAAATCCTGCGCCCTACCGGGAGTGATATTAAGATTGTCGGCGGCAATGTACTTATCAATTTTTGTGTACCGATAATCACTGCCGGAATAACCGGTTGCTATCGAAACAAGACCTTTTGCTTTCTCAAATCCTGCCATTTTCTACCTCCAATTATTAAAGGTTAGCGGCTCTGAATAGACATAGCCGGAAATAAAAAAAGAGCGGTGTTATCCACTCTTTTAATGCTTTTTTGAAATCAAATTCTAAAACTTTAATTTTTTTATTGTTTTTTCCTTGAAATAATCTCCATTTTTTCTGTATTTCAAAGAAAACTCTACGCTTTTCGGATTTTCAATGCCTTTCTTGGATGTCAGATCCGAAATATCTGCTGTTATAGTTGTTACTGATTTAGGATATACGCATACATCTTGTGTGTCGAATAAATAGTCTGTTTCCAAAGCCCATCCATCAACGGAAGCGTTTGTAAAATCCAAATTCGCATAATAGTTATTATTATTTATAACCGAGAAAACAAATTTATCAGAATCTAATTTTTCTTTCAAAATTACAAATCCGGATTTCTTTTTGGAACCTTTACCGCCAGAGAATTTATTTTCTCCTTTGAAATTATTCGTTTTGATTCTTATCTTTTTAGTGTAAAAATCTCTGTAATTTTTCGCATCATCGTACGCCCATATTACCAAATCTACATACTGTACTTTATCACCTTTAGACAGCCATCCATCTTCAAAGTCAACATCCATCGTCCCTTTTTTACCGCTTGGAACACTTGTAGAAAAACTGTATATATTACAGTTAGTCATTACTCCATTGATAGCCATAGAATGAATGTCAAAAGAAAAGTCTTTTTTGCTGTTGTTTTCTATGTCAAAAGAAAATCCTTCATCATCGCCACTTGTTATTGCTATATTGCACTTGTGACCGCTGTATATTTTTTTCAAATCATATTCTGTTTTCTTCTTTTCTTCGTTCTTTGTTTGCTGATTATCGGAAACTGTCTCTTGATTATAGTTTTTCCCTGCATCGTCATTATCGTTATCGTCTGTTATCCAACAAAAAAATCCAAGTACACAAATAACTAAAACGATGCTCCAAAGACAACCATGCTTCTTTTTCTCTTTTTTGATTTTCGGTGCAACATTTTGTTTTGTTGGCGATGGCTTCCAATCACTTTTCGGATTAATTTTCAGCCCATCATCTGTTTTCTGATTACTTTTCATAGAATATCCACAATGAGGACACGTTGCCGCTTTATCTGATACATCCCCGCCGCACTCCTTACATTTAATAATCATAGTATTTCTCCTTCCTGTTTTTAAAATTTACCCTATTATACACTACAAACAACAGATTGTCTATGCATAAAGCGGTCTGCCGTTTGATTTCTTAAATCTTTCGTTTGCATCGGTCGTAATTCTGACAATGTCACCGTCAGATACGCCCTCGACATAAAGAGCCTGTCCGTTTCCGCTGTTCATTTTGTTGATGGCAACAACCAGACTTGTAAGCACCGGAGTCATTACATTGTAAACAGCATCCGCAACGCCCTTAGATGTCGATGCAATAATCTGGTCATTGTTGATTACTTTTGTCTGTCTTCCCTGTCTACCGACAAGCTCCGGTTTGCCATTTTCTCTCGCATAAAAAAGCTCTCCCATTTTAGGGGTGCCACCAGTTTCAAATGTAGCAATGTGATTGATGTTAAACCCAAGAGTTCCACCGCCTAGAGCCTTTGGCAATTTCAATGAAATCTTATTGAGGTTATCAATGATTTTGCTGTTGATCCATCGTATCAGCGCGTTAATTCCACTTTTTAAAGTGTCCATAGAGAATATGCTTTTAATTTTTAAAGCTTTATCTCCCCACCAATCTTTAACGTTTTTCCACCATTTAGATATTTCGCTGGCTTTTGTCGAAAGTTTTGACTTGACCGATACAGCCTTATCTCCCCACCAGTCTTTTACGTTACTCCACCATCCTGCAACTTTTTCTTTTGTTGCTTCAAACTTTGTTTTTACTTTCAGTGTTTTATTGCCCCAGTAATCTTCAACGTCAACCCACCAGTCTGCAAGACCTTGTTTCCACTCTTCCGGACTGTATGTAAATAAATCTTTGAATTTAAACTTGTAGGCATACTTCTTCTGCTCATCGGACATAATGGCTTCTCCAATTAATTTTCCTATATTCCATCCTAAAAACGCTGCGCCAACAGCAGCGGCTACACTTGCAAAAATGCTTGCTGCCGTAGCCGCTGCGCCGCTTGAAATAAAGCTACCAATTACTGACGGCACTTTTAATATTGCTTTTCCTATTCCTTTTGCTGCCGCTTTTGCAATCGCTCCAACGCCTACGCTTTCTACTCCGATTGATTCCGCAATTTTTGTCATCACTTTTGTTGCGAGCGTTTTAAAAATTTCTTTTCCAAGTCCTGTAAATTTCAAAACGCTAAAAATTCCGATAATCGCCGTTTCTATCGGTGCAGTCTCCATAGAGCCTTTAATAGCTTTTGCTATAGCTTTTGCCAGTGCTTTTGCCAATTTCAAAAGGTCAAATGCGATTTTGCCAAATTTAATTCCAGAAATAAAATCTCCGATGCATTGACCGACATACTCCCAATCCACAGTGTTTAATGCCGTAGTTATCGTGGTGGCAAATCCGCTGAAAGTATTACTTATTGTTTTTCCGAGCTTTTTCCATCCGCTTTTTCCGAATCCCTTAAAAAATCCGTTTATTCCATCCCCTATCTTTGTGCCTAAATCTTTCCAAGTCTCCTTATTAGATACCAAAGTATAAAGAGCATTTACTATAGAATTGACAAGTTTTCCGAAATTTTCACCGATTCCTTTAGTATCGATCCCCTTTATCAGCTCTCCGATGCGTTTAGCAATTAAATCCCAGTGAATGCGATTTAATGCTGATGTTATTGCTGTAAGAACGCCATTTGCCATATTATTAAATGTATCAGCAGTAAGACCGGCATCCCACGTTGTGAAAAATCCGTTAATTCCAATTCCCAAATTTCTTCCAAATTCATCCCAACTAAAAGTTGTCGCAAAGCTGTTTAAGCCAGTAAGGACTGTATTCAGAGAATTTGCTATAGTGCTTCCTAAATCAGAAAAAAGTCTCGCTCCCTCGCCTCCTGCAAAAAGTCCGTTAAGGAAAGATGCTAACCCCGTTCCAAATCCTGCCGCTTTTTGGTATATGGATTTCCAGTCAATATCCTCCATTGCCTTTGACAGAGTTGTTGATATCTTCTTCCCAAGCTTTTCAAGTGTATCAATATCACTTTCAAACTTCTTGAAAATGCTGTCTTTCTGCTTCCACTTTCCTCCGCTTCCAGAGCCAATGTTAGACAATTCCCCAACGCTAGTGCCACTACCCTTTCCATCACCGTCATTATCCTTGCCTTTTGAGGATGTAAGGTTGTTCAGACGGTCAAAACCCTGCAACTGCTTATTAAACTCTTTCTGTGCCTTTGTAGCCTTTTTGGTAGCATCGGCTGTATCGTTTGCTCCGTCAGCGGCATCTGCAAATTCATCAGAATACGTTTGGGTAGAGCCTCCTCCCTCTTCGTACTCCCATCCAAAAATCTTCCCGAGCGCGTCCCTTGCTTGTTTTGCGAAATCATTCAGTTTCACAAGCGTGGAGTTCATTGCCTTTACGAACGGTTTAAAAGCATTGATAGCGATGTTTCCGATAGTCGAACCTAAATTTTGAAAATTCTGCTGCAACATTCTCGTTTGGTTCGCCCATGTATTTGCTGTTCTCGCAAAGTCTCCCTGTGCCGCACCTGTTTGAGACATAACATACTGATAACGTAGCATTGTCTTTTCTGCCTGCGACATAGATTTGATATTCGCATCAATCCCTTGCTTATGCGCCCACTCCTGCAATGTAGCTTGTGTCAAATCAATACCGTACTTTCTAAGTGGCATTGTTGTTCCTGTAAACACGGACTGCATAGACTTTGCTACATCTTCTTGATTTACATTGTAAAAAGATGCCATATCAGCAGACAACTTTGTTAATTCGGTAGACATTCCCGACATTTTTTTCTGCGAAAAACCTACAGCTGTACCCATAGATTGGAAACGTCCCGCTATCTGCTTTGCTGTCAGCTCTGACATACCATAGTCTTGAATGGAAGTCTTTGCTAAATCTTCAATCTTCCCCTTGTACTTTCCAAAACTTACATCTACGACATTTTGCACCTCTGTCAAATCGGATGAGTAGTCCATTGCTGATTTAAGACCATTAAAAGCTCCCTTAGCGGCATTTACACCAACTACTAATTTAGCAAGTTTGGACGCAAGGCCGCCGAAACCACTACTTAATTTACTTTGAGAAGAAAAACCGCTTTTCATCCTTGAGAAAAACGAACCAATGGACGCACTGGACGCCTTTATATTTTTCCCAATATTAGAAAAAGCCGCAATCATACGGCTTTGGAATGTTCCTGCGTCTTTTCCTGTTTGGTTAAGGGTGGACTTGTACTTTTTCAGCTCATTTTCCGCTTTCACAAGCTCGATATATGATTTATCAAATCCCTCGTTTCCAAAACCGATACCGGCAGATTGCATCTTTTTAAGGTTCGCCCTTAGCTTATCCACCTTTGCATCAAGGCTATCTGTTTCTTTAATATCAGAAGTAATTCCTGCTGATTTCTGATTAAGTGCCGCTTTGTATCTCTTTGCCTCGTCTGTGACTTTCTGCAACGCAATGTACGCACTATCCCATTCAGACGTTCCCATTCCGAGTCCGATTTTTTCTACGCTTGCTAAATTAGCCTTTGCGTCAGAAATAGCCTTGTCATATCTGCTTACACCATCTTCTGCCTTATGGACAGCCGCAAGTGCCTCCATGAGTGATTGCTGTGATTTCTCCACAGAGTAACGTGCCGCCTCTGGGATACTCTCAATCGACTTTTTGACGGTTTCTACCGCCTTTGTCGCATTTTCTGTATTAATAGTCGGAGTAGTTGTTTCCTTTGGTGAATAGTCGGTGCGGATGATTTTAAACTTATCACCAAGACCGCCATTTGCAGACGTTACGCTTTTGATTTTAGCAGAAAGAACGTCCATTTTATTAAGTGTATCCGCAATATCGTACTGCAAACTGACAAAAGCATTCTTTCCAGTGCTTGCCGTTCCTGTTGCAAGTGCCTTTTGCTCTTTTTCCGACAGCTTATCCAGTTTCGTAGACAGATTGTCATACTCTTTCTGTAATTCAGAAGTAGAACCGCTGAAATTAGTATCTTTTCCAATATCAGCAAACTTTTTCTGCAACTCACTGATAGCATCCATACCTGTTTTGACATCGACATTGACTTTTGTTTTTCTCTTTCCGAGATTTTTTACAGACTTATCAATTCCGTCAATAGCGGCTTTGGCGTCTTTCAGACCGCCATTTTTAGCAATGCCATTGATATTTTTAGCAAAATTACCCAGTGCGGATGTATCAACTCCTCCAATAGCCGAAGATACCGCACCAAGCTTTTTTATAAGGCTATCAAGTGCGGCATTTGCCCTTTTTGCACTCGCTTCAATTTCTAACTCTAAGCTTTCCTCTGTAGCCATTACCGCACCCCACTTTCACTACTGTGCCTTGTTGTATGCCAAAATAGCGTCTGCGATTGCCTGTGCAATCTTATCCTTTGACTTTTTGTAAAGGTCAAAATCGTCTGGATCGGTTACAAAACATACCTCAATCAGCAATGCCGGTCTGTTCGTTTGATTAAGGAACCAAAGATTCTGTGTAGCCTTAACCCCACGATTTGTAAATCCGATTTTTGAAATCTTATTGCAAATCCTTTTAGCCAAATCGCCACGAACGCCGTCTGTTTTTCTCACCCAAACCTCTGTTCCAACATTTTTCTTATCTCTCATTTTTTGGTGGTTTGCTGCATTGAAATGAATTGAAATGTCAACATCTCTTTTCTTTGAATTACACTTTGCGCAAATCTTACGAAGAACGTCATTTTGACTTGTCCCGTTATTGACCGTACAGTTGTATGCCTTAATTCCGTTCTTTTTAAGAAGCTTTACTACCTTTTTGGTAATAACTCTGTCTTCTTTGCTTTCGTCAATGTAATCACTGGCACCGCAAGCAATATTACCCTGCGGATTATGACCGCCGTGTACCGTTACCGCTGTAATCTTTGCCATTTTAAAATTCCTCCATTTAAAAAAAGACGGTGAGAATGTCACTCCTCACCGTTCTCCCTTTCTTTTCTTGCTTTTTCCAGTTCAAAATTCTTCTGCATGGCTATAAGCTTGCCAAGAAATGCCTCTCTTTGTTTCTGCAATTTTTCTTCTTTTTGGTTTTCATCATTCGATAAATCCTCGTTTTCAGAATAAGGCTTTTCCGGATATGGAAATTTCTTTCCACCTAATGCGTTTGCTATTGCGTCTCTTACATACATTCCGGATACCCATGCATTGTATTCATCGTTTTCGGCTTTTTCTTCCACTTTTTCATTAAAAACATCTATATAGACATTTATTTCTTTCGGTGTCATATGCCAAAAATCTTTTACAGAAATCCCTGCTTTAACAGCCGCTGGAAGTATTTCTTCCTCTACTCGCTCTCTGAAACTTTTGGCTGCTTCTTCTTGTGATCCTGTGGTTTCTTCGGCTCTTTCTTCTCGGTCATCGGAGACATCATCTCTTCCAGACCGATCAGTTTGAAAAAACCATCTTCACCCATCTGATCTAACAGCATTTCCATAACAGACCAGAAATTTCCGTTGTTTTCCTTGATATAACTTTTCAAAAGGATTTTAGCCGTTTTCTTATCCGGCACCTCGCCGTCTCCCTCTTCCGTTCCGTGATGTTCCATAAGACCTGCATAGAACATAGAAAGAGCCACTTGAGGAATATCCGAAATCCCTTTGAATTTTGCCTTAATGCTATCAGCGTTATCGCCATCTTCATTAACTGCCGTCATAAGATTGATTACTTTCTCTGTACACTCACCGTACAATGAAGCTTCTACAGAAAATTCGATCTTATAATCTTTTCCAGAAATATTCAAAACCTTATACATTTTACCTATCCTTTCCCTCCCTTTTTATAAGGGAAAGGGGCAGTCCGAAAACCGCCCCTTATAAACTAATTATTGAGTTCTGTGTCGTCTACGGCTGTTTCGTCATAGCCAGTCACAGCCTTTTTGCTTCTCGTTTCAGACTGGCTATTTATTCCCCCGAAGTCAGCGCAACCTTTGTGTCAAGACCCTTATAATCCTCGATTGTGAGGTTCATCTCAACAGTCAAAAGCTCATTTTGTGCTACCTCCGGCTCTGGAATTTGCTTAGGTGGCTGTGCCACAACGAAAAACCCCTTTGTAATGCCCGGAATAACTGTCTCAAACCACATCTTTTTACCTCCGGTCAGTGCCTCGTAGTCCGTAATCACTTTCTCCCACTCGCCTGCCGTATCCTCCGTAAAGTTTACAGTTACCGGCCAACTTCCACCAGTATCTGCACGACCAGTGATGTATTTCGTCAGTGCGTCCTCAAGTGCGGATGCGTCAATTTGCTCTGGCTCAATGCTAATACCACCGATTGCGTTAATTCTTGTAAGCTGTTTAAATGTGGTTGGCTTTTCCCCGGCTGTAGTTTCCACGCCGTATCCAAAAGTAATACCCAGTGTACTAATACCTGCGTCTGCCATTATTTACCTCTCTTTCTACCGCTAATTATTGCGGTCAGCGAACATTTCAAAAAATGCCCGGTACATAGTTACAAAATAGTGTCGTTCGCTCCATATAAGCGTCTAAAACGCATCGTGGAAGTATATATGCCGTCAGACTTTCCGTAAGTCGGCATACCGACAGCGTCAAATCTCAATTCCTTGAACACATTTGCCACGGTTGCCGTTACCAATCGAACGTCTGAACCGCTTGCATTTGAAGAAATATTGACTTGTATAGTTTCCAAAACCGCATTGACGGTTTGCCCGTCAAGCGTTTGTCCCTGTTCTAATCCAGACAGTTCGTGAATGTAAACCGTTGGAAAAATAGGTTTCTGATTTGTTTCTCCCTCGTCCGTGATATACACATCCGGGAATTTCTTTTGCAAAATAGGCTCTGCTCTGGATTTCACAACATAAAAGATTGTGTTCCCAAGTTCAAACGCCCAACTGTTATCCACCATCAGCTAAACACCTCCTTGAAAATCTTTTCATACTGCGAAATAATCTCCATACTTGCCTTGTAAATAGGCATCGTCGCTTTAATACCTCTCGAATAATGCCATTTATTATCCTCACCAAGATAGTACCACCCATCTTCAAAGGCGTGTATTTGCCCCGGATATGTTCCGACACCATAGCCCATATCATTTGCTTTTGGGTTAGGCTCCGGATTGTAATGGATGCCTGCACCAAATTCCACCGCTAAAACCGTGTAGAACGGATCTCTGTCTTTTACCTCATGCACTTTACCCGTAGCGATTAAAACGGCTTTACAGCCCATTTTAGACGGTTCTCTGTCTATGCTAAGAGTGATTTGATTACCGATAGGACTTTCATTGATTGCTTGTATCGCTACTCGCTCTCCGATTTTCGCTAACCGGTCAACATACTCTTCGCATTTTTTATTGATATCAGATTTGTATTTCTCAATCTGCTTTATCGCTTCTTGAATAGATTTTTGCGACAGCCCCATTTTTACCTTCATAAAACCGCCTACTTTGTTGTTTTCTGCAAAAGAAAAAGATCTACTGTCAATCCCTCGTCAGCCACACCTTTGACGATGTAGTCAGCGGTCAAGATATCAACAAGACCTTCTTTCGTATGTCCCACGTCAGATTTTTTCCAAATATAATCACCGGACTTAATTGGCAAATAACCCTTGTCTGTCGTGATCTGACAATACGATGTGCTATCATCAATACCAAACTCTTTGACAAGAACCTCTGAAAGTTTATTGCTGATATTTGCCATAAACGATACCGGATCCGAAAATCCATCCACCTTTTTCGTGTAATAGATTTTCTCGCCGTCTGACGTTTCGTAAAACTTACGATTTCCTTCATCGTCCGTCTCATAAATGGTTATTTTCTGACCGGAACGGGAATATTTCATTTTCTGTTTGTTAGCCTTTAAGCTCATTTGCATCTTCCTCCGGAAGTCCGGCAACGCTTGTCAGTAAAGATACCAGTCCAGCAAGAACGGAAGCCGACACAACCACCTTCCAATCTACCGCACTAATAACCATGCTCGAACCGATTACACCGATTGCCGTTTGTGCAACTGTCTTTACCGCTCTGATTCCTGCTTTCTTCGCCCAGTCTTTCCAATCTCTCATTTACGATGCCCCCTTAAAATTGATACGTTCTGCAATTTCATTAATACGATGATGAGCTTGCTTTACGCTCTCCTCAACAACCGTAATCCTGCTATCGTGAGAATCAAGCTCCTTTTTCATTTCAGACCGCTCATTTTTCATTTCGTTGATAGTGTCAAGAATTGCATCTAATTTCATGTTGATTTTAGTGTTTTCTTTCACCCTATCTTCTATTTCCTTTGTGTCTGTATGTTTACTGTTTTTCGCATTGTAACTCAAGCTAAAAAAACCGAAAAAGACGGAAAAAACGACTGAAACGCCGCTTATAATAATTGGTATGATATTCATATATACCGCCTTTCATAAAAAAATGGCACGCCGCCCACCACCCTTAAAGCGTGCCGCCTGCTACAATTTTGTTGGTGTCAACAAAATGGCAACGCACAATCTTCTATAAGACTTTAGCAAACGGAAAAACTCCTGCCAGTAATTCTTTTCTGTCTTTCCAATTACGACTAATGCCATTTTCGGAATAAGAAGACATATATGATTCTCCGGCTTGTGAATAATCATACACAGCAAGGTTGACAATGACTGATTGATATTTCTTCAAGTCTTCATCTATTCGCTCATTTGTATAACTATCCGGATAATTTCTTAATGCCCTTATTTCTTCCGTCGCCTGCTCTATAAGCTGTTCGATAAGAGGGTTTTCCTCCTTTTTGTCAAAAACAACAACGTCAGAAGTGGTATCATCGCCGTTATCAACCGTATCAATATGAAATTGTTCTAATCGGATTTTCACCTGCTCTAACGTGCTGTATTTCGTCATATGGATGCCTCCTACAAACCAAGCTTATCAACCAAAAGTTTTTTAAGGTCTGCCCCTGTGTAGGTGTCAGCCTCTTCAATATCAAGTTCTTTTGCCAGTTTCTTCAAATCAGCCGTACTCATACGGGAAATTTCGGTTTTGGTATATTCCGGCGGATTCATATAATTAGAAAAAGCAGAAGTATTTTTATCCTCTGCTTTTCCCTTGATTTCCTCTCCCGGTCTATACCACACGCCGTTAATTTTTACGGAATGTGTCGCAACCATTACTAATCCTCCTTGACCTTCATAACAACTACGCTATCCATTCCCTCGAATGTAGGAAGTCCAATCATAGAAACTATGCAATGAGTGTTGATAGGATGATCTGAAGCATATGTGTAAACGGCGATACCGGTCTCTACGATAGAAAGATTTCCGTCTGTAAGACTTCCACTTCTCTCCTCCGGAGTTCTGCCGAATACATATTCACCAAGGAATACTCCACCGGACTGTGCTGACACAATGCCGGTAGGTACAAAGCTCTTTGTGTTTCCATCTGCTGGATCAATGTACAGCTTGTCGTAAATCTCAATCTCGATACCGTACCCACGAAGATACTCTGTTACCTGTCCCGTCTGCAATCTGATTCCACCATTGTAAGCGGTAATTCCAAGCACCTGCTTCTTTGTATCCTCTGCCTTGAGAACCATTTCCCAAGTCTCTGTATTCATCGTAAAGCGTGTGAGGGAATATCCAGTTTTCTTTGCAAACTCACGTCTGGTTTGAATGAGATCATCAAGAGGAGTTGCCGTTGCCGACTTATCCCATGCACTTGTATCCTTAAACTCAACAAAGTGGTCTGTTTTATGCTCTGCTCCGTTATCTGCCGTGTAGTCAATTGTGTATTTCTTATCTTTAAGAACAACATCAATCTTCGGAATACCGTCTTTCGGTGCAAGCAACTGCCAAATCTGTCTCTCCGGAACCACTCTAGCTCCCTCGATAAGGTTCATCGGCTTTTTGCTGATCTCACGAAGCACGCTATTGGCAAGGCTTGAATTTTCAGCACTTTGATAATTTGCGTACTCCTGCTCCTCTTTCTCTGTTACCATGTAACTCTCACGGTAAAAAGGCATCTCATTCTGAATGTCAGAGAAACCTCCAACGTCTCTTAACTCTGCCTGTGCGTCAAAATTAGATGCTTTCAGAGAAACAGGGAGTCCGTTCTTTCCTTTGATAAACCTAAGATCGAGACTATCCTGCTTCCTTGTTCCAAACTTTAAACGTCCGAGATAAGGCTCCGTTCCTAATGTTTTCTTGTAATTATTCCACATTACACCGAGGCTTCTCGCTGTAAATGCTTCTGCTAATGGTAATGCCATAGTTTTTTACCTCCTTAAATCATTACGCCTGTACAATCTTTGGTGCGCCGTAAAATGTAACCCTTGGTGTTGCTTTTCTTGCTGCATCAGCAATCGCCGGATCAATATTTTTTACCTTTTCCCAGTCAATTGTTCCTTGATAAACATAAGTGCCGGGTGCATCTCCCTGTGTAACATCTACATCATTAAGCAGATATCCAAGGCAACCGTCATCATTTGTTGGGTAAGGTGTTCCGGCTGGAACAATCTTTCTTCCGTTTGAATCTGCAATAACTCCCGACTGCGCTACTACGCAAGCCGCTCCCTCATAAGGAAAAAACTTCAAAATTCCTTTACTTTGTGTAAAATCCCTTGTAATAGGCTTTCCCATTGTCTTTTACCTCCTTAAATCACATAATGGTTTTGATCTTCTACGTTAGTCTCAATGCCGAAAGTAATGTTTTCGGCGTTTTCAACGTCAGCTGTTTTTTCTTTGTTTTTATCACCGCCGGCACTTCCACCACCCGGATTTGTAGAACCGTTTGCGATTTCCTGCTCTTTTGCCTGTGCAGCAGCGGTTTCTTTCTCGGACATAATCTTTCCAAGAGCCGCCGTGTCGAAATTTCCATCATCATTAACAACTTCTTTTGCCTGTTCTGCTGTGATGCGAAAATCCGTCATAGCTTTTTCACGAAGATCTCTAATTGCATTATTTTTTTGTAATTCTGCAATCTGCTGATTAGCTGTCTCCAATGCTTTGTTAGCTTTATCAAGCTCTGTAAGGTTTCCTGCTTCAAAATCATCAAGCTTTTTTTGCAACTCATCCGCTTTTTCCGCTTGCTCCTTGTACTGAGCTGTTTTTGCTTTTTCTCTTTGGATAGAGCTGCCGTAATCTGCCATAATCTTGTCAGCGTCTTCTTCGCTAACTCCCATAGCAATAAGTTCTTCTCTCTTCATAATTACCTCCGATATGTCATACGATTTTTTATACGGTGCAACGACACCGATTGACATTGTTGATTTTTTACGCTCACAACTTTGCGAATTTTTATAAAATAAAAACGGCTACTTATTATTCAGTAACCGTTTCTTTTATCTCTTTGTCCAATGGATTGTCTTTATTTAATTGATCTGCTATTTCCTTGGCTTTTCTTTCCTGTTCTTCCAAATCATCAATCGTTTGATATTTCGCTTTTAAGTACGGATCAGAAAGAATAAATGTCTTTTCTGCATCTCCCCAAAGACCAACCGTTTTAATAGCCACAAGCGGATGAATACCACATTGTAAAAGTACCGTAAGCGTTTGTGCTTTTGTGTACATATTATCCTGTGGGCTGTGATTGATCTGCACATCAAAATCCCTTGAAGTAATTCCCAGATCATGATCTTTTATCCTGATAATGTTCAGAATAATTTTTGCCAGCTTCTTTTCTGCCGACTTTACTAATGGATCTTTCAGCTTTGCCCTTGTCTTTGAAAAATCCCAACCATTTCTAAGTTGAACCGCTCCCTGCGTATCACCGCCGGAATTATTATTGTTTTTATTCGGGATTGCCAAAATTGACAAGGCATTATCCCATAAATCATCTTTTGCCACTTGGCATTCCGTTTGATTAAGCTCCTGCGTCATCACATCAACATCTGATTTATTGTCTTTGTTTATGGACTTGACAACCAAGGCTCGATTCATTTTCATTTTTTCAAATTCTTCTGAATCAATTTCACAATTTACGAATTTTATCCAACTTTGAACGAATTGCTCAATGCCGTCCATTCTGTTCGATTGCATTGTATTGATAGAATCTAAAATATCAATGACAAGTTCGATATCAGATATTCTTTCGTGGTTGTTTGGAAACTCTACAATCGGAATACCGCCAAAACCGTGTAATTTCCAATCATAAACTTTTCCGTCTGCAATTTTGCATTCGTGTGTCTTTGTATAGCAAAGCTTATACCACTCTCCATCTTCATTTTTCAATTCTTGAACGGCAACCAACGCCTCTTCTGTATGTCTGCTATAAATAACAAACGTATTCATCGGAGATGGGGCAACGATACGAAACGGTATGTCACCATCAGAAAATTGTGCCGCTTTAAACGATGTCCCTACGGCAGATTGCCATTCTCCGGCTTTGATATCTTTTTCCTGTTTGTCTGCATCCGTTGTATAATCGTTGTATTCATCAACAGCCTTGTTAATGTTTTCATCATTTTTTCGACTTACCATTTGCACCGGCTCACCGTAAGTTTGCCCTACTTTAAATTGCACAATCTCATATGCGTGATTTTCCTCTACCTTATTTGTGATATCTTCATTCGATACCTTAGTCCTGTAAAGTACCGGCTGATCTCCTTTGTAATAATTCCAAAGGTACTCAATAGCTGTTTTATTGTAGTTAAAAATTCCAATGCAATTTCCGATAACATCAGAAATATTATTCGCCGTTATAGTTTCTACGTCCGTATATGCAATTTTCCGTCCGTATCTACCTTTCGCAATATCACGAAATGGCATTTTGTTCCTTAACATACAATTCCACCTCTAAAAAAATGTCATACCGCTCGAAGTTTCCCTCGCAGGTAACTTTTTAATCTCTCTTTTTCCTGTTTCCGGATAATAAATGACACGCTTTACGCATTTATTGCACCGGCAAACAATATTCATCGTCCCTCTCCCGTCATAAGTTCCAACTTTACGACCGCAATTAGGACAATATATCGTTCTTTTTACATACTCCATAAAATACCTCTTTTTAAAACAAAAAAGGACACCTAAACGGTGTCCCCTCTACATCACAGGAGTAAAGATATGAGCTTTAACTCTTTCTTCACGATAAATATTATCATAAAAGCTATATGACATTCTATGACAAGTTTTACAAATATTCTTCTCCGTACTTTTTTTCAAATTGTTGCAACGCTTTTCCGTGTAATCTGACAATCTGTCTCCACGAATATTCCATTTCGGTCGCAATTTTTTCAAAAGTCTTTTTTTCTATGTACCGGGAAAATAAAATTTGATAAACGCTTTCTTCCTCCATTGTATCTATTTGAGCAATAATCCTTTCTCTTTTGACTAAATATTCGTCAATCATTTTATCGAGATTGTTCTCCAGTTCATCTATTTTTGCGATCGCTGTTCCTATTTTGTCAAAATTAGGAGAAGTCTGTACCTTTTCATCGTTTCCAATAGCTGATATGCTTACAGAAAGCTCTCTTAATTGAGATATTTCAGACAACTTATTGTTTATCATTTTGTTTAATCTGCTTACTTGTGATAAATAATCTTTAGTTTTCATCTTAATACCTCCTAAATGGATTTTTCATTGCTTCCACTTTTGCAACTCTATTTCCTTGTGTTATTCTTAGAGCGAAGTTTGAAAAAACATCCGGTACATCGTCTAATTGTTTTTTTCCGGATACGGAATATTGTTTTAATAATGAAATCATCACTCCATATGGTTCGTTTGTTTTATAAAGCGAACTGTCTTTGAAAATTACATGCTGCAATATCCAGTTTGAACACTGGAAAATCCTTGCTTCTTTGTTTGTTTCTGTTGGAACATCGGTTATATTGCATATCCACCCAACGCTTTCCACACGCTTATTCACCTCCATAGCAACACGGTCACCTCCGGCATTACGCTCAAATTCGCATTCTTGTACTTTATTGTTTACAAGAACTCCGGCGGCGTTTCTATATTGTTCTTCATAATCCGCCGTGTTATCGCACACGCAATCCACGCAATAATAATCTTCTCCGTATTTTTGCAGAACAGGCAACACAAAATAGTCCGTTCCTTTTCCTTTTGTATCACACTGACCCGTAATAATATCCGGCTCTCCGTGTGGTAAATTGAGATAGCGTCGAATTTTATCTTCCGGAAACAATAACCCTTCTCTTTCAATCGGATCTTGTTTGTATAGGCAACGATAAGAAATTTCATCCATAAGCAACTGTATGTCTTCAAAATCCTTTACCGTATATCCACCAAATTCAAAGTTAAAATTACTTTCTCCAGTTTTCGGGTCAATGTCCGGTACCGATATTACCTTTACTCTTTTATTTCCCTCATATGCCTGTATAATACGCCCTATAACATCCCGAACACTCCATCTTGTAGCAATATGTATTTCCTTGCACGGATTCCCGTCTTCGTCCGGAATTTTTCTCTGTCTAGCATCTACAGCATACTTTCCCCATAATTTATAAAGATAAGTAGGGTTTAGTGCCTCTTCAATTCCACCGATCATATCATCAACAAGCAAAAATTTATTTGCACGGACTTTACCAGCATTTTTACTTCCGACCGACGTACATTGTACAGACTGAAACGGCTTATACTTTCCGACATTAAATTGTTCAAGTTTTGCGTTTGTACTTGTCACTTTAAGGTCTGGGAATATTTCATTCCATGTATATTCATCTTCATTTGTTACAATATCGTACATACCGTCATAATACATTCTGGTAATATCTCCGCTATGGGAATAAAAAAGGTTATATCCGCTCGTATACCATCCTATAACCGCAGAATGGAAAAATTTTTCAATCGTTGTCTTTCCTGTTCCTGGTGGTAACGAGATACACAATATGTCGTACTTATCATCAATCATACCCTGCAACGCATCAACAAGACCGATTTTTAAAAATTGTCTTCTTCTCGGCATATAAAAACGCTCTTTAGGCTCTCTTTTTTTTTCGATATATCTAAAAAAGCTATCAACAATTTTATTTTGAGCTTCAATCAACAAAATCTCATAATATTTATCTAACAATTCAAAAGAGCTTTTATTTTTGAAAACAAACTTTTCTATGCCCCACATGTCAAGTCCTGTGTCACGAACGCATACGGTTTCTATCATCTCTTTTGTCCTATTAGTGCATTTCAGCATTAAGTCAGTTTTCTTTTCGTCCTTAGCAAGCTGGCAAACATCACAGTATGTATTTATTATGTTTTCATCAATTCCATTTCGGGTAATATACTTTTCGCAATCAGAAATCAGATTTTCTAATTCAGACATAAAGAAAAGCACCTCGCTTTCACAGCAAAGGTGCTTATAGACCTCTGCCTATAATTTTTCTAGGTTAGCGACTAACTCTATTCGTTAGCCGGTAATTGTTTTTATTCGTTTGTACATTTACCATCCGCGTTTTATCGGAAAAAGGTAAAATTACAATTATTCATTTTCAAAACTTCTATTCCGTCAACAACTTATACAGTTCCAGCGCTTCATCATCTTTGATAAGTTTTCTAATATAGGTTTTTCCGTCATGATTTTCAAATACCATTGCTATTGGTCGTTCTCCTGTTTCCAACCCTAAATCAAACGCAACTGACATTACTTCTTCCCCTGCTTTTTCGACTCTAGCTTTTGGAATTATCACATCTTCAGGCATTTTAAATATTTTACTCATTCCTCATAAACCTCACAAAATCTTTCCGGCACTTAGGACATAAATCATATTTCACATGTTTTCTGAATGTATCGTAAACTATATTAGTCCCCCAAGCACCACTTATATATTTCATTTGATCGGAAACATAGTCTCTATCCGTTTCTTCAACAAGCATATCAATTTCTGCTTTCGTTCCAACCTTGGAAATAACCGTTTTTATGCTTTTTGGAAAACTATCAAATTCCGTTCCACATCTATCGCATTGATAAACTTCTTTTTTCATTTTTAAACTCCTTAAAATATGCCGGGTATCCGTCGCTATCTACTACATCTCTTTTAACCCATAGGGTGCGTGGGTGCAACGCAGTTTCCCACCTCCGGCATTTCCATTTTACAATCCGTTACAATGTACCGTGAATCCACCGTCCATATACTCTTTTACAGCTTTCCGCAACGCAGGCTTT